AGCGTCTGCTGCATTAGGTATAAGTCCTGAAAGAAAATCTTGTTTAGCTTTTGTTAGACCTAATCCTATTTCTAAAATTTTATTTTCATCTAGCCCAAGACTTCCTTCTCCTCTAATTATACTATCATATACTTGTTGAGCAGTAACAGGATCACCAAAAGGATCAAGAACTCCAGGAATAGGTAAATTTCTAATCTGTTCAGGTAAATCTTCTAAGAGGCGAACTCCTTTGTTTTCTGGTAACGCTCCTCCTAAAGGAGCTTCGGGATCACCGAGTGTTTCTTGAACGACTTTATTAAACTCGTCTAATTTTTTTTGGTACTCGTCGTCTCTTTCTGTTTCTGTTGTTTCTTCTTCTTGAGTTTCTTCAACGGTTTCCTCCTTGGGTTCGTCTTCAAAGTTCATATCTACTTGAAAAGGTTGTACATCCTCTTCAGTTTTTGCATCAGCACCTGGCATTCCGTCAAATACTAATTCTTCTGTTTTTTTATCTTCAGCCATTATCTACCTCCTGATTTCATAGCTTCAACAGCAACTTTAGAAGCTGCTTGGGTTTGGGTTTGGTCTTTCCTCATATCATTTGTTAATGCAGATAACTGCTGACGTAAGGCAAGTTCTTGTTGTTTCATCTCCATCTTAGACTGTATCTCAGCCACTTTAATTTGTGGGTCTGCAGCAGTGCCTTGAGCTTTTGCCATATTGAGTTGAGATTGAGATTGTAAATTCTGTACTTCGGCTTCCATTTTAGCAATCTCAAGTTGAATTTTTTGTATTTCAGCTTGTGCTTGGAAAGCTTGTATTTGAGCCTGTTCTTCTGTCATTGGTTCCATTCCTTGCATTTGACGTATACGTTGTGCAACTTCGCCTTTCTTAGCTAAGTGTGAGTAATCTACAATTAAGTCGTCTGGGATTGGTACACCAACCTGCCTTAAAGAGATTGCTTCAGCAAACTGTACTTCGTCATAATTATCACGAGCCGGCATAGTACCGACCACCACTTTATATTCACCTAAAGTTAAATCATTAATAACATCTCCTTCAGGAGTAACTTGGTTTACTACAATAGGTACTTCCGGCTTCATCGGGTCGTTTTCATCTGTAATCTGTATTAATCTTTCCTCTGTGTAATAAGCCTGAATTAAACGCAACACGTGTTCAGCTAGATATTGTCTAGTCTTTTGTAGATTGTCTAATGGTACTTGAATCATTAGAACACCACGGTTTTGTTTTTGTTGTATTGCAACTCCAGATACTTCTGGAGAGTCTGTACCTAACATAGCGTCACTAATACCACTAATTGTTTTTATATTAGTAGCAGCTTTTTGACCTAATCTGTCTAGGCCGGTGGGAATCTGATTCGGTGGTATCTTCGCAGGGGGAGATGAGCCACGATTATACTCTAATACTAAACCAGTTTCCGCACCGTGTTCTTCTAAATCGTCAGCAGTCATACCATTTAATGACCCTGTTTCTACAATCCAACCACTGTTAGCTGTAGTGTTTACGATATGTAATTCTTGTGAACTTATCTTGTTCAACTGTTCTTGTGGAGATATTAAGTTTCTTACCATACCAAATGGTCTACCTCTTCTCCAATAAGGAAAGTATGGGACAATTGTGAAACACTCATAAGGAGACCAGTCATCGTGTAATACAACTTTATCTGCTGTCACAGTCCAACGTACTTTACGGTCTAGTCTAGTAAGTATTTCTAAACCATACTCATCTGCAAATTTCTTTTTCTTTCTTTCACCCCAGTTACCGGGTACTTGTCGCATATCACCAGTAACAGAGTCAACATAATAAGTACACTCTTTGAGTTGGTAGTACTGCCTTTCGATTACTCGAACTGCTCGCATTTGTCTATTCTCTTCTGGGTTAGTAATAGAGGATTGATTGTACTCTACACCAGTATACGTATCACCGTAACGCGTTTCTTCATATTCTACGGAGTCTTGTCCCATGGTATTACCATATTCTGCTGCTACTCTTAGTTTATCCGCAGCGTCTTGTCCGTATTGTTCTTCAATCTCATCTAAACTCATCCACTTGGTTTCAAATATTTCATTCCAAGTTTTGGGATCATACTCCTTGGCGTCAGGGTCAATCAGAATATCTAACGGATCCTTGGTACTTATACGCACTTCTCCTTGGATATGATCCGTGAAATCTATTCTTACATCAAAATAACCTCGGTCTTGAATAAGACCATCAGCAAAAACTGTAGACTCTAACCAGTCTAATTTATTAGTATCAGCTATGTGTATGTATAGTTTATTTAATACATCCGCAAGTTCCTGAGTACCATTACCTTTCGGTTTAAAATTAACATCTGCTCTTCGAGTGCTTTGCTCACCAAGCACAGTATTAATTGTTGGTAATATAGTATTGATGGTAAGAGCTGGACGCCCTTCGTCATCTAGTATTGCAACATCAGCTGGATCCCATTGATTACCACGATAAAAAGCATCACATTTTTTTGCAGTTTCTATATATTCTAAGTGACCATTGTCACGCGCACGTTCGTAACGCTCAAACTGATTAGTTGCTATAGAATGCTCTTCTTCTGTACTTAACTTTTTCTTCTTCTTGTTGTAATTCATTAAGAACTCATAGCTGATTTACGTTTATCACTCTTAGCTAGAAACTTTAACTTATCTCGCCAAGACGGTTCATGTTCTATCTTCTCTACAAAAGTAGCGAATTCTGTCATCATCAATCCTATCCATGCTAACGCATCCACTTGGTCATCATGTACCCCGTTTGGAAAACGTAAAAGTTCCGCAATAAGCGGACCAACCCATACCGGATCTTTCGGAAAGTATACCATGCCTTGCTGCATTCTACCTTGTATTGCTCTAGCTCTCGCTTCCTTGTCTCGTCTACCTACTTTTAAATCTTTAAAGTAAGCTTCATTAAGTCCACGTTCTCGAACACGTTTTTGTAGAAACGGACCTAATGCCATCTCTATATGACCTTTCTCAATACCGACAACATGTGGTCGCCACGTCTCGAAGAGATCCAGTATTTGTTCAACAAGTTCAAAACCGTCGTACTTCCCTCTTATGCAATCTACTACATATAAATTATCGTATTCATCAACGCCAACAACTACTCCTACAGAGTAGTCATTACGTTCTCGTTGACCAATCGCTAAATCCCATGCGCAATAGAAGCGTAATCTGTCAAAGTCTACTTCATTTTCGTCGTAATACCTAATCATTTCTCGATTAAAGTACTCACCTTCATCCGATACTGGGTTCTGTTGATACAGCGCTGACCAGTCTCGTGGACCTACCGCTTTTTGAATCTGGGTCAGAGCTTCCGCACTATAACGTTCTGGGTGAAGCGCGTCGCCCTTTTCTCGAAACTCTTCGTCCTTCTCAGCGATGGCTGGATACTTAACAACTTCCCACTGATCCGCGCCCGCGGCTGCCGCTTGTAATAACCTACCAGCTAAATCATCATCGTGCCATCGAGTAAGAATTACGAGTACACCACCACCCGGAGCGAGTCGTGTATACGCAGTAGATGTATACCAATCCCAAACCGCATCCCGATTGTACTCGGATTCTGCGTCTTCTCTGTTTTTGACTGGGTCATCGATGACGAGCACGTGCGCTCCTTTACCAGTAATACCACCACCAACACCCGCTGCTACATAACCACCGCCCTTGGTTGTATTCCATGATTCTACGGACTGCGAACTAGGGTCGAGCGATACACCAGAAAAGACATTCTTAAAATTAGGTTCTCTCAGTTGATGACGAACCTTACGACTAAAGTTCATGGCCAACGATCCAGAATACGAACAGCTAATAAACTCATGTTCAGGGTTCTTGCCCAAATGCCAAGCTGGAAACGCAACAGAAGCCAAAGTAGATTTACCGTGTCGTGGTGGCATAAACAACATAAGTCTGGGTGACTTTTGATTATTTACATCCTCACTAAACTTCTCCAACCGTAGACATATGTCCTTGTGTACCCAACCGGGTACGTAGTCTGGATTAAAACGTTCCACGAACGGTAACAAATGTTTACGGGCCAAGGCTCGTAAGGCAAGTTCTTTTTGGGCTTTTAATTGTTCAGTTTCTTCTGGAGTTGGTTCTTCTATAGGTTCTTCAATTACAGGTTCTTCAACTCTTTCTGCTTCGTCGGCTTTACAGTACACGCAGATCTGATCGTCGCTCGGGTACAACGTATCTGGATGCAACGCTTTGCACGTCAAGCATTCAATCTTTTTTATTTCCATCAATCTCTAAGTCTGCTTCAGTTTCAATAACTACTCTAGCTCCGCAGGGTAGGATAGGTTTATCTGTACCACCATAGCGAACAGTAGAATCACCTTTTATAGTTACTTCGTGACAATAAGTATTCTTTTTACCTTCTTTCACAGTTATAACTGGCTCATTCGTACCATGTTTTAAGTTAGCCTTTATCTTATGTTGGTTAACGTGAATGTATTTAATCTTTCTTTTCTCCATCCTTTTTAGGCATGAGATATTGGTTATCAGTTCCCGCTATCTTGAGTAGTTCAGAATCTGGTAGTTTTTCTAATTGTTCTACAGTTCTATCCAGATTGATGTTGATTTGTGTAGCATGCTCTGGAGCAAATAGACCGTGGAGCTTGCATAATGAATCGGTGATAACTTTCTCTTCTGTCGCTGTTACCGATTTACGGTGCGCTTCCAAGTACATGCTTGTCGCTGTTTGTTTATCAAACTTAATTTCTTCTTTAAATTCTTCGCGCATCTTAGCAACCATCTTTTGTACTGCTGGCTTCTTAAATACTTTGTAAACATGCTCATTATCCCTATATCCAGCTGCGCGTCCCGCTGCAGCTTTCGACATGCCACGGAGATGAAAAAGGATGAGGCGTTCTTCTTGAACACTTAACTCATTAAGCTTGACATCGACATAGGGATAATGAGACTGAAGCTCGGCCCTTTCTTGTTCAAAATTTTGGTCTTTATCAGTCATTTTCTTTGAATTCTACTATATTTTTAGCCCACCAATAAAGCTCATCTTCTCTTAGAGTATGTTTTAACATATTTGCCCTACTACAAACTAACTGAATATTGGTGACTAAATACTCAATATCTGGGTTTATTCGATCAATAGAGGCATTTAAATCTTTTTTGCCAGCCCCGTCTTTATGATAAGTCATAAACAATCCAGTCAATGCACACTTACCTTCTTGCTTATCCCATAGTTCTAAAACATCTTCTAATTCAATATCCCAACCAACTTTTACTTTTTCTTTTTTAGTTCTTGCGTGTTTAAGTTGGCCAAAAAGGCGGGTTAGGTAATTCTGTGGTGTTGCACTAGCGGTCTTTCGTCGTAGCATGTCAACGCAGGGTTTACACTTTTTTGAATAGACTGTGCCACGATCATTTCGGACTCCAAAATCCTCTAAAGGCAACTCCTTTTTGCAAGAAGTACATTTCCTCGTACTCATGCTTGCTAACTGTAGCATAAATTTTTGTTAGAAAATTTTTTTAATAAAATTTTTTTCTTTATCGCTCACACAGGGTCCTACTATCATCTATCACTGCCAGCCCCTTCCCCGATTCCGGTTTTGGAACCTTGTTTCTAGTTTTTCGGAGTTGGAACCTTGTCAGGTACCTACTGGTTAGTTTTAACCTTGCGCTACCAGCGCTGCGGTTAGAAGTCTAGTTCAAGTGGAGTATAAATAAAGGAGAATATCATCATGATACAATTTGGAAACATCTTCGCCGATGACAACATCGCCGGTCCAATCTTCGGTGAAGAGTACGAAACCCAACTGCTTAACGCAGTTAAATCTCTTCACTACCGAAGAGAGTTTGGACGCGGCGTTGCTTGGTTCGGCAAAGGTGTAGACTACGTCTACACCAGACGCTCCCACCACTCCAACCAGTGGCCCGATTGGTTAGCACCAATCGTTAACCACTTCCGCTACGACCTTGATTGGAGTCGGCTGG